TTGAATGAACACACAAAATGCCGGCTGACATTGCTTCCATAAGCGACATGCAGGAAGTTTCCATCCAAATGGACGGATATGCCATGATGTGTGTCTTCTGAAGATTTTCTCTTAGCTGATCATTAGGGATAGAACCATAATAGTTGATCTGAGAATGATTTTCACATTCTTCAAACAACTTCTTATAAGGTTCATCACGCTGCTGCCAACCATAAAGCGCAAAAGATGAATACACATCGAGAACAACGTTATCTCTACGATCAGCAATTGCTTTAAACGCTGGAACTAAAAGTTCAAGGCCGCGATGTGGTGTTGACCAATATGCAATTCGAATGATACCATCATTGGGTTTTGTGTGAACAGGAATTGGCTTAATTGCGTTATGCATAATAATACAATGTGTCCACGGAATCTCATAATAAGATATGTAGCCTTGCATCTGCCAGTTACTCACAAAGATAAGCTTATGAAACTTCTTCCATCCACCGTTCTTTAAGTGTTCTGAAGCAGGATCGCCTGGAAGATCTTGCAAAAGCAACAATCGTATCTTTGACTCATCAAGCTTATCTTCAACTCGAGAAACAAAAAGTTGTATTTCATTCTTTAGCTCTTCAGGAAGAGCCGAGGCGATGCGATGTTTCATGAGTTCGCTTCCACCCATTGCATTCATAGATAGTGAATCTTTAGCCAACATTATACAACATCCCACTCAATAAGTGAATCATAACGAAATGATCTCCAGCCTTCTTTTTCAAGATCCCAAACTGCGAGCACGTCTGGATTTCTTTTCTGTTCTTTTGAATCATCTTCCTTTACAGGAAGCAATTCGCTATTCAGAGTACACAACATCTTTCGAGTTTCGCCATCTTTCTTTTTGAAAGATAAGCGAACAGTTCCATTATGTAAAGCCATGTATAATGTAGGATATTGATTATCCTGCAAGGAATTGTTTTCTGTTGTTAAACCATTCAACGAGATTTTCATATCCACTAACCTTTTCACCTTCAACAAAAATAAGAGGAACAGTCCTTTGTTCCGGGAAATCAGAGAGAAAGTCTTCCCTCAATATATCTTTACCAATAGTCACTTCTTCGTAAGCAATATTGTTACGAGTTAAAAGCGCTTTTGCTTTTACACAAGAAGGACAGTTATCCTTCGAATACAGTAATGCTTTCATATCATACTCCAAAAAAAAATAGTTTAGCCCTTTCAATAAAGGTTTTTGGGGTTTTTGCCAAGAGCTTAAGCTCAGTTTCACGATCAATAAAGTAATAATCTATTTCGACTGGTTCAAAATCTTGAATCATATCAAGAACATCTGAGACATTTAATGTGCTACAAGTATAAACGTCGAGCTGCAGCAAAGAAGGATTTTCCTCATCCCAAATATGTAGAGCAATATGACTTGTCTCAATGATCGTGACTGCAGTTAAGCCTTGATTGCCTACCACACTTGAATAGACAGCGTAAGGACCCATAAGAACTTTCATTCCAATACGATCAACGAGTGTCTTCATCCAAGTCTTAATCGACTTGACGTCCTTCGGTGGTTCTTTCACCTTTGCTCTAACAATTAAATGCTTATGTTCTAAAACCTTGCTCATTTCTCATTAGTCACCTTTTCTAGAGTTAATAAAGTGCTTAACACCGAACTCAATTCAATAGTGTTAAGTTTGTTAAAGATGTTCCGTTTAAACATTTTAGCACGAATATTTCCGTTCAACCAAAACTCTGATTCAAGCGCTCCAATAGAATAAAGGAGTCTTTCTTCAAGATAATTGAGTTGACCTTTCGTATCGGCAAACATTAAAACTTCTTTCACAAAATTATCAGTACCTCCACTTTCGATCAATAACTTGATGTCAGGTGAAGACGACCAATAATCCCTCCAATCACTTTCGACTCTAGAACGAATTATCTTCTTATTCTTTTGACGTGTGTGACTCTTGGTCAATAGTTTGCGCCCAACGTACCTCTGACCTGTGGGAAGGTAAGTGAGCATATACACAAATCCAGCTGCTTTAAGCGGGATATCTTCATCATTTAAAAGCGAACCACGATATAACCAGGTCATTCAAATCTCCACTATATAGTGGAGATATTTATCTTATCACATAAGTGATATTATGTAAATCAGTTTTCTTGAATATATGACATAGAAGAATGTGTGAAGCGCTTTAATCCTGGAGAAACTTCTTCTGTCCACTCGCTATGTGTTCGAGTAAATAAAATTCCATCCATCTCTTGCTCAGTAAAGTTCTCATACACGATGACGAGTTCGTTAGTGTTGCAATCGATTGCAAGGTGTTTTACTAAAAAATACTGGCCTTTATAATGTTTCCAGATCTCGTTAGGTTTGACTTCTGAAGACAAGATCTCTTGTTGCAAGATAATTGCGGGCTTCTTACTCACAGTGAGAACCCATTGAACGTAGTATCATTAACATCATTTTTCACTCCACCAACAATGTAGCTTACGATTTGTGTTTCTTGAGGCGCAACCTGAACATCAGAGCCAGCGATCCAAGAAGATGTCCACGGAAGTGGATTAGATCCACCCGTGAATGGCGAATCAAGTCCGATTGCAGTCATTCTTTTGTTTGCAATCCACTCAACATAATCACATAGAAGTCGTTCATTCAAACCAATCATAGATCCATCTTTGAATAGATACTGAGCCCATGCTTTTTCTTGTAAGACAACATCATTAAATATGCGAGTGCACTCATCTCTTGTCTCATTAGCAATTTGCGCAAAGTCAGGATCCTCTTTTGGTAGAATCTTAAGAAGCTGCTGAGTCGATGCAAGGTGAACGTTTTCATCGCGAGCAATAAACTTAATAATCTTAGCATTGCCTTCCATTTTCTTAAGCTCTGCAAAGTTCCATGAGCATGCAAAGCTTACATAGAAACGAACTCCTTCCAGAGCATTCACAGCGTTTAGACAAAGCCAAAGCGCTTTCTTGTGTTGATATTCATTATATCCAGTCCAAGCATCTCTAAGCGATGGGGTAATAGATGCAACAGTATTCATATCAATTAGCATATCATAATACTTACTGATGCTTTGAGCGCAGTCTACAATTTCTTGTAGTTCAAGTAGCTCGTCAAATACTTTCGACGGATCTGAGTAAATGTTCCTAATGATGTGAGTGTATGCACGGCTATGAATCGTTTCAAAGAACGTCCAAGTTTGGACCCAGGTCTCGAGTTCAGGTAGCGAACAGATAGGCCCAAAAGCCATAGGAGGCGCGCGGCCTTGAACCGAATCCAATAGAATTTGACGCTTAAGATTAGATGTGAAAATGTGCTTCTCATGTTCTGTGAGTCCCTTAAAGTCCTTCGCATCACGAGAAAGATCAACTTCGGTCTCACGCCAGAAAAACCCGAGTTGTTTTTGAGTTAGTTTTTCAAAAATAGGATGTCTTACTTTATCATAGCGAGCAACATCCACGGGTTCATCAAAAAAGCATGTACGTTCTAAATGTGATTTCTTATTGTTTAAACTAAATACTGACACTTTGTGCTCCTACTCTGCTCGCCAAATAGTATTTGAAACTTTTAGATCTTTAGGCCACGGTCCTTCAGTAAAGGACTTGTCATGTATTCTAAACATATTCGTTGGAAGAATTGTAAGTCTTCCGTTATCAAGTTCAATGAAAGCAAATTCTTTCGACTGTTCAGGATTTGCAGTAAACCCGTCATTAATGGGAACTGCAGTAAACAAATATCTACCAAATAAACCAGGAATGGTTTGACATTTTAGACCACTAAGGTAATTATACTCTATCGTAGAAAAATGTAAACCGTAACAATCCCAATGTTGTGAATTTTCTAGTGACCACGTTTTTTCGCAATCAGTTCGAAAAGAAATTGAGTGTGGAGGGACATTTCGGTATATCGCTCCACACTCGAGTACAATGTGTAAACCCCATGCTTGGCCAGATTGTGATCTTATTCCGAACCAAATACATGGTTCAAATCCTTGAGCATCTTTACGTATGAATGACGAATCAACATAACAATAAAGATGTTTAGGAAGATCTCCTGAGCTTGTGTAAAAAGTCATGATTTAAACCGTGCAACTATCACACTGTTCATCATCTACTTCAGTACCTCGAACCAAAGGTTGTTCATCTTTAATTTCTCCAGCACCATCTGCTGTGTTAAAATAATAGAGCGTCTTAATGCCGTATTTATAACACCATAGCAAGTGCTTAAGCAGTTCTGACATTGGAATTTCATTACTTTCGTAAAAATCTGGATTATACGAAGTGTTGACTGAAATTGCTTGATCAAAGAACTTTTGCATAACAGCAATAATGCTAAGGTAACCAATAGGAGATTTTTGATCCCAGAGTAAGTCATACTTATTTTTGAGCTTATGAATTTCAGGAACGACTTGCTTCAGAGTTCCTTCCTTCGAAGCTTTAATTGAAACTAGTGAACGAGGAGGTTCAACTCCATTTGTTGAGTTTGAAACTTGAGCAGATGTTTCAGCTGGGAACTGTGTTAACAGCGTTGAGTTAAGAATCCCAGTACGCTTCAGTTGAGCACGAAGTTCATCCCAAGGCATCTTATACTCAGGCGCTACGAGATCATCGACTTCCTTTTTGTATGTATCAA